TTTCAGGTGATCAGCGCATCGCCTGCCGCCAGTAATTCTATAAACCATGCGTGGCCATAAACCCAAAGCTACTGCAGCAATCAATATTAAAATACCAACATTAGCTTCATGGTGTAATGCAAGTAATATCACATATAAGCCACTTGCCCCGGCAAACATATATTTTCCAAACCGGCACAATCTATCGCCCTTATGCATATCAGCAGCAGCCGAGATGCTTTCAAGAAAACAATAAAAACCAAGAACAAAAACAAGAACATTTACCAACAAAACAAGATAGTTAATCAGCATGATTAAGCCCCTACCTTACCGAATAAACGTTTAACCGCATCTTTAAACAAATCAAGCACGAGCTGATGAAAATACACCACCACAAATCCTACAATTGCAGCCACACTAAGCTTTGAATATTCTGGCCATACCGTAAAAGCAATAGGAATCAAATAAGCTGCAGCAACTGTACCTATAGTGACCAGTAAAATACTTTTCTTAAAACTGGTAGCTTCAAGTAGAGCCGTGCCAATCCATGTGCCCACAAACGCAGCTATAAGCGCATTGGGTTCAATGCCCCACATAATGGCTATAAATGTTGAAATAATGCCGCCGGTCATTGGCGCGACTACTGCATGTGTTACTGGATCTGGCATGGTTCTACCCTTCTTATTGATTTTTAGGCGTAAAAAAAGCCGCGATTTGCAGCCTATCTACTTTTTAACAAATACAATTATTTTATTTATTGTCTATATACCACTCCCAGTATTGTGGGGTTGTAAACAAATACCCACTGCAGTTTTGCACACCAAATTCCTCGCCACTTTCAGCAAACGGGAATCGTTCCTGTATAATTCCAACGCCTCTGGCCATCCAGAGTTCAATAGCGTATGAATTGAAGTTTTTATACGATTGATAGTAAGCACCATTTGCACTTAACGGCGGTATATCACACCGTATGGGTGAACCAGTAGGTGCTTTTGTTCCGTGATACATAACTAAATGGATAACATCATTATATGTTTGCCCATTACCTTCTCCCCATACATTATTTGAACGTCCGTATTTCGGTGTGAATGTTGGTAAAACCTCAATATATCCAGACTTGTTATATGCTTGATACCCGCTATTTGCGTATGCTGACCCTGGCGTATTTTGTCTCCACACGTTCATTTCTTTGATAGCTGGCAATAGTGTTATTCCACCAGGTGGGGCCCATGCTAAACCAGTGGCAACACCTGCTGCGCTCTTATACCCTAGTGCAATCTTCGGCGTGCAAGTTCCATCTGAATACCAATCACCCACCTCAGTAACACTTAGATCATCGCCCATATATAAAACTGCATATGTTGCCGTACACCATGCACCATTTTTCCAGTACTCCTTTTTCCACATATAGTGGTAGCCCGTTTTATTCAGATTGAAGTAATTTTGATACAAGTTATCTAAACCTGCATTATTAGCCTGTAACGTGTATTTACTTTGTGCACTGCCGTCAGTTTTAGTTAAATATACGGTATTTGATGCAGGAAAATATTCACGTAAATCTACTGCTTGTGCGGATAGTGAAAATAAAAGTAAAAAAGCTACTATGAATTTAAACATATTGAGATCCTGAAAATACCGCGCCCGCCACATTACCTGGGAAGTAATTAGCACCACCGGCTTGAGTTTCAATAAGAGAAAGTGCAGTTGCTGTATAACGAGTACCAGTAGCAGCTCCAGAAAATGTTGAAGAAAAACAATTGATAAGTCCCATATCCGTGCATAACGCAAACGCACTACTAAAAGCAGGCGTGCCCGTTACCGTCACTGTCAAACCTGATAATGACAACAATCCAGCCGCGGTAACTTGAAAATGATTCGGTGCCGCGCCAACTATTGAATAGTTTTGAGACATAAACACATTGCCGCGGTTAGTTGCTTGAATGTGCGAACTGGCACAAGCACCAAATATCAACCCAGCTCCACCTCGAATTTGCCCCTGGAAAACAGAACTTAAACCTGATCCACTTGTGGTAGTCTGCAACCGCATATTTTGCACAGTAAAAAAAGCATTGTAAGTAGACGAGAAGCAATTTGCATTTGTTGTGCTTATGATCACATTACCTGGCGTTCCGGCGTTGCCATTAAATACAATGGATGCTATTGATGCCTGCCCCACTGGAATACTCTGCGCATTTACACCACTAGTGTATGTACCATCTGCAACTTGAATAGTGACGGTATTACCATTCAAATCATAGTTATTAAATAGATTGTCCCAAGCCTTCTGCAAGGTGAGAAAAGGTGTTCCAACGGTTAATCCATCATTTGAATCAGAGCCAGTAGTTGCTACATAAAAAGTTATTGCTGCGGCTAATTTTTTCTTTGAAGGAATTAAGGCTAAGAAACTTAATGCAGTTGTACCAATGGTTACTATGCCGTCTGTGGCTAGTTGCCAGTTAGTGTTGCCGTTAATAGCACCTTCTTCAACTGGAATAATCGAGCCGCTATTAAGCTTATAACCATTGTCCGCATCTTCTGCACGTGTTGCTGGCACAGCTGCACCATTCCAGATATAAATACCGCGACTAGCCAAAGTCGCATTGTCTTTTTCTAAGAATCTATCGCCTACCACCATTGCAATACCGTCGATATTTGCACCTGGTGCAGCCAAGTTAATAGCAACAGTTGAGGCTACGCGCACACTGGACTTATAATCACCTCCATTGGCAATACTTTTAATTGCATCGCGTAATTGCGTTAGCGTATTAATGTTTGGTGTAAAACCAGCCTCTAGAATCACAGCTCTAATTTCTTCACCTACTGCATGAAACCACCAAGCACCCGGCTCAGTTGCATTTTGTGCGGATAGCGGGTTTCCGTTAGTTGGGTAACCGCCTGAAGGTGATGCCGGTACTGTTGGTGGAGATGCAATAGCATCCGATTCCCATTTTCTATTGTCCATAATGGCTCCTATTAAGAATATGCAAATTGCACATGGGTATGTGCAGGTTTTAATCTTGTGATTACGCACTCAAGTGCGGTATTGCCCCAGCTGGCAAGTGGTTCATTTACGCGGCCTGATACCGTAAATTTTCGTACGGTGTCCTGCGCGGCATTCACGCGCCATACGTAGGCCCAGTCGCTATCGTTCAACACTTCATTCACGCGCGAGGTGACTCTGAATCGTTTAAACTCTTCAATGGTGATGGTGTAGCCAAGCTTTGCTGCCAGCGCAATGAAGAATGCTTTGCTTTGCCCGCCAAGATTGGTAAGTTTTGAAACTAACAGCTCACGGCGTAATGCAATGGTTGGCGGTATGCCAGTGCATAAATCCGGCAGGCCTGCCACGCGCTCCCAATCTGTAAGTAATTCATTGGTATTCCGTGGGTCAGCTTCATTTACCAGCGCATCAATCCGTGCATCTACTTTTGCAAACTCTTCAGCAAATGCAGTGAGCATCTTGGTGAGTACCGCATCAGCTTCACGGCTCCATGCTGGTCCTTGTGGCAGCAATGTTTGCAGTTGCTGTAAATAATCATCAGTGGTCAGCGCCATATCAGCTCCAGGTAATTGCGCCAAATGTAGTCATATTGCCTGTGATATTAGTAACATCAGCAACCGGCGCGGTTAATACATAATTGGTTTCACCAGCTGCAATAGAGATGGCTTCACGGATATGGCTCAAAAGAATCGTGCCAGCCGGTTCAGATTCACCTGTAATCAAGTCGCGTAATTCGGCTTCAATGGCGGCTTTTACTGCTGCCGTGTTCGGTGTTGCTGCAATTGTGAAATCAAGCGGCACCGCAACCGGAGCAACTACGGTAAGGTTTGCAGTTACCGGTCGACGCGCTTCAATGTAGTCATAAACTGTGGTGACTTCACCAGCGTCCGGGATAATGCTGGCATCACCATCACGGACAAATCGCACTGTGACAGTACCAAGCCCAAGCTCCATTGGATAAACCCATGCGCGCGTTACGCCTGCAACCTCAAGCGCCCAGTTCACATAGTCATAATCAGCACCGCCATGTGGTGGCTGCTGAATACGCGCAAGCAAGCGTGCCCGCAATTTAACGTCGTCTTCCTGATCTGCCCCACCGGCAATCCCGTTAGCGTCTACCGTTGCTGTGCTGGTAATACCAGTGATAGGTGTAGTGAGTGATAGCAGGCTGCCAGCCACCAGATTGGTGTTAGCACCACTGCTTAATGCCGTTACTGCCACCAGTGAGGTGCCAGCTACAATGGTTGCATCAGCATCTGTACTGTATTCAATACCTGTTGCTGAAACAAATAAACTGCCAGCCGGCACCAGCGTGGTATTAACACCTGTAATTGTGATGCTACCAACTGCAGGCGTTGCTGCAATGCGTGGCGTTGTTAGCCAGATACCTGCCCAGCGGTCTAAATACTCGCTGGTTGCTGTGTCATAAATCACGTTCTGTGCAATAAATTGCAAATGGCCGTGCAGCTCATGTGATGCACCGGCAAGTTCTTTGCCGTAAACTTCAGCATCAGATCTGCGTAATTGCTCAAAGCTCAAGCGCGAAAATATGCCATCACGAATGCGTGTGATTAAATCGCTTAATGTAGGTCTGCTAAACGGCACGTATGTACTCCCAGGCGTTATCAAATCTCAAGACAGCTTGCGAGCCATCCACTCTGTAAATCGTGCATTGCAAGGCCAGCCCATCATTGCCATAGCGCTCGGCTATTACATCCACCTTGCTGGCAACCCCATCATCAATCAGCCATTGCAAGGCTTCCTGTGCGTACTCGCGCGCACGGTTGAATGTAGATGGCAGAATCTTTTCGCGTGATAGCAGCCAAAGGCGCGATCCGATCTTGTCATTTACTTGAGGTGGCTCAGCAGCATCACCCCAGTAACCCATCTTCTGGCCTTCAATGATGTCGTCTGCATTTGCGCGCCGCCATGTAAACAAGCTGATAATCACAGCGCGGTTTAATGATTCTTCCTGGCTTAAATCTGTAGATTCAATGCCGTTAATTACTATTTTTGCGTCTATGGCCAGCATTGGTTTCGCCCATAAAAAACCCGCCGAAGCGGGTTTGTAAGTTTTTTAAATTAAGGTGACTCAAGGAATTTCGGGAGGCGAAATCGCGTGAGGCGTTCCAGCCACTTCGCCAATTTGCCAGGTATTGATTCTGTCTGGCAACCATTGCTGCCCATGGCCGTTCACATCAAACACGAAGCTGTCAGTCGCATGAATCTTGATGTTCTTGCCGCGCAACTCAATATCAAGCGGCGTTTCAACCAATACCTTATCGCGCATAAGGTGAACCTTTTGTCCTTGGTCATCATGCAGGGCAACTTCGCCATCCTCAAGTGCAGTCAATCTAAAGCGTCTGTCAGCGACTACAATCGCCACGCCGTGGCTACGGTCACCGTTAAAAAACAGAGTAACAGCCTCAGCACCAGAATGCGCCTTGCTGGTATAACCGTAAGGCTCAAAATGCTCGATACTTTCTTTGGCTTCATCACCACGCAGCTTGAGCTGCAAGGTTTGCATCTTGCTGGCAGAGTTCACCAATACTACTGTCGCACGCAAAGCCATATTGCTGATCGCGCGGTTAAGCGGTGCCAGCATTCTGCTGAATAATCTTGTTGTCATTTAACATCCACCCAGGCATCGCCAGAACTTTTACCTGATTTTTTGGCGCTTTCTTTTTTTGTAGTTTCCGGGCTTGGTATGTAACCTTCCTTTGGCGCCACTCTTAAACTGCAAGTGGTGCCACTACTGCCAATACGATATGAAACCTCAACAATCAGCAGATCACCATCAAAGCCGATCACTGGGTCATTGACATGCACCATTTGATTAGGCAGCCAAAGCGCGCCATTCTGTTGCCGCCAGCCTTGCACCGTATAAGTTGTTTCAAGCGCTTTAGAATGACGGTACACACGCTCATATTTAACGCGCTGCTGGCAATCCAATGCTGTTGCGTTGCCTGTCTGCTGCACAATTAAATTGCGGTAGCGCGTCACCGTGCTATCTTTAATGCTGGCAACCACACCAGCTACAGCATCGGCATAATCTTCATCATTACCGGCACGCTGGCCCTTACTGGTATATTCACTGAATACATCTTTATAATCCAAAGCGGTTTCAGCGTTTAGTATGTTTTTTCCATACTCAAGTGAGGTAACTGCTTTGCCACCACTGGCAGCATTAATAAATACCAGCTCACCATTTGCATTGTCGGTTGAAAGCAACTGTCTTATTGCCAGCAATCTTCCAATGGATTCAAATGCGGTTTCGCCAGTATCAATCTGGTGATCACTGATTGATGTACCAGTATCGATTTCAGTCAGCACTTTGATGCCATACGGCGCAGCAAGGTCACTGGCAATACGTTCAATTTTTACGCCACGCCACTGGCCTGTTTTATGTGTTGCGCTGCAGTCGATTAAATCAGCCGTTTTACTTCGGCCTGTTACACCAACACTCAAACTCTTTGGTCCGTAACTGATCGGTGTTGCATCAACGTAGCCAGTCAGCATTTTATCGTTGCCAATAAATACCTCACACACATCACCGGCTTTTACGCGGCGCGGTATGTCGGTCGCGCCCGGCCATGTGCGCGTGATGCCTAGTTTAAAATCACGCGCTTGGCGCTCGATGCCTGCAGTGATTTCAACATCCAGCCAGCCACCAAAATCTATGCCGTTAACACGCAGCTTTACTTCTTCAGTCATGCGCTCAATACCTTGATTGTGTCAGCCGGCACAAAGCCCGGGTGACGCACTTTGTTGCGCTCGATAATCTCACCATCGCGGCCAGTGTCTTCATATAAATCGTAAGCAAGCACCAATGCTGGCATCACCTCTTTTGGGGTAATGTTTTTGAGTCTTGCAGCGCCTTGCGTGCGTGCTGTAATATCCGCATACGTTTTGCTTCGTAGTGTTTTTAATGCCAGGTAAGTTTCATCGTTTGCGGTTTCAATTTCAGCGTCTATCGTTGCCAGCAATTCGTTTTTTATAACAATGGCATCGTCATATACTGGCAAAGGCATTGCTGCCACCATGCCTGCTGATTGCGTTATTAATGCCTGACGTATCATTGTATTGATCGCGTTTTTATTTTTAACCATGCGCGCACGTGTAGGTGTGTTATCACCAACATATGTCTGACTAAATAAGCTAGTTAAGCGCAATGTTGTCAGCGAATTGAGCATATTAATTGCATTAATATCACCAAGGCCGCTAATCTGTGACAGCACCGCATTGCCCTTAGCAAAAATTCCAAAAAAGCGCGTAGCAAGCTGCCCAGGTGTGCGAATTAAATCTGCTAGATCATCACTCAGTAAACTTAGTGGATTACTTAATACAACTCCAGCACTTGTTAAAGCGCCATCAATCGATGTAAGCCCCTCGTTAAATTCCGTGATCGCATCTGTCACGGCAAATTCAGGCAGACTATCTACACTAAAGTTTTCTGTGAAGTCATCAATAGCGTTAGTTTCAAGTGCATCAGCAGCCAGCAAGCTCTGTGTACTGGTGGCATTTACAGCAGCTGGATAAGCAAGCTCACCGGATTCAATAAAGCTGATCTGAAAGCTGCACATTCCGCCATCACGGAATGAATGACTCACGCGCACATCAGTTACAGCGACCACCATGCGGCCGTAATACGGATGCACCAGCTCACCAGACCCTGCTTTTTCAAACGCGGCCAGTAGCGCATCGCGTTTAGTCATGTAATCTTCACCAATGACAAATGCCGTAAGGTTACGCTCACGCGCTTTGCGACCTAAGTCTTCAGCATACGGCATATCACGTTGCGGATATTCATGCACCTCAACACGTCGACCAAAGGTTGCATCGTCTGATTCAACCTCAAACGGCACATTGCGAAAGCTCGCTTTTTGTAATTGATCACGCCAGCTC